ATGCTCACCGTTAAGCAGATTGAAGCAGCAAAGCCGAAAGAAAAACCATACCGCCTACTCGATGGTAATGGCCTGTACCTTTATGTCCCTGTATCAGGGAAAAAGGTATGGCAGCTTCGCTACAAGATTGACGGTAAGGAGAAAATCCTGACTGTCGGAAAATATCCGCTTATGACTTTGCAGGAAGCAAGGGATAAGGCATGGACTGCGAGGAAAGACATCTCGGTTGGCATCGATCCGGTAAAGGCGAAAAAGGCTTCGTCTAACAACAATTCCTTTAGTGCGATTTACAAGGAATGGTACGAGCACAAGAAGCAAGTCTGGTCAGTAGGCTATGCAAACGAACTTGCCAAAATGTTTGACGACGACATTTTACCTATCATCGGCGGCCTTGAAATTCAGGATATTGAGCCGATACAACTGCTGGAAGTAATCCGCAGATTTGAAGATCGCGGTGCAATGGAGCGAGCCAACAAAGCACGTAGAAGATGCGGCGAGGTTTTCCGTTACGCTATTGTCACCGGAAGGGCTAAATATAACCCGGCACCTGACCTTGCAGACGCCATGAAAGGATATCGCAAGAAGAACTTCCCGTTTTTACCTGCCGACCAGATCCCGGCATTCAACAAAGCACTGGCAACATTTTCAGGAAGTATCGTATCGCTCATTGCGACCAAAGTTTTACGCTACACAGCCCTCAGAACAAAAGAGCTTCGTTCCATGCTATGGAAGAACGTCGATTTTGAAAACAGGATTATCACCATCGACGCCAATGTGATGAAGGGACGCAAGATTCATGTGGTTCCGATGTCGGACCAGGTTATTGAACTTCTCACTACGCTAAGCTCAATCACTAAACCGGTATCAGAGTTTGTTTTTGCCGGACGCAACGATAAGAAGAAGCCAATCTGCGAGAACGCGGTGCTACTTGTGATCAAACAAATCGGCTATGAGGGGCTGGAAAGCGGTCACGGATTCAGGCATGAATTCAGCACGATTATGAACGAGCACGAATGGCCTGCCGACGCCATTGAAGTGCAACTGGCACATGCCAACGGCGGATCTGTGCGTGGGATTTACAACCATGCTCAGTATCTCGATAAGCGCAGAGAAATGATGCAGTGGTGGGCTGACTGGATTGATGAAAAGGTGGAGTGATCCACCTTAACAACTATCGAAGAGCACAAAGCCTTGCAATCCAGTGCAAAGCTTTGTGTGTCTCAGTTTTGTTTCATCGGTAACAGCACGCCATAGAATGCTGACTTGCTTGATGTGTCTGCGGATCGCGATCCTTCAGTGCCCACTTAGTAGACAAGCGTTTGCAATCTTAGTGTTCAAACAAAGACAATATGTGGTATTGTACCAATTGCAGTTTTATCTATTAACATGAAGCTATATTTACAAGAATTTAGTAATTATCTATAGGTATAACAATGAATTTTCCTGGCCCAGCATCAACTGCTTCTTATTTAAGATCTAATTACAGCAGAGATTTCTTGACTATTCAGTGTGGTGAATACACATACGGAAAACCAAGAATTGAGATTGGGATGCATGACGACAAGCGAATTCTTTCAATTGGTGAATATTGCTCTATAGCTTTCGACGTTGTGATTTTTGTTGGAAGACAAGGTCGTCATGCGACAAATACATTAACAAGTTACCCGCTAAATATGGTTGTAGATCCTGAGTTAAGAAATGGATTTAACCCTACAGGACATATATGGCAGGCGAGCTCTGACATATTTGGGAAAGATCTTGATGTTATCATAGGGCATGATGTATGGATTGGTTCTAGATGTACAATTTTAGCAGGGGTTAATATTGGAACTGGTGCCATCATTGCCGCAGGCTCTGTTGTTACTAAAGATGTACCGCCATATGCAATTGTAGGAGGAGTACCAGCTAAGGTTATTAGATACAGACATCCTCCAGAAATAATTGATAGATTATTAAAGACTGAATGGTGGAAGTTAAAACCTAATGAGCTGTGGAATTTGATTGGTTCATCTTTCGGGACGTCTAATATTGAAATCCCATTAAAAATATTAGAAAACAGAAGCGCTTCAGAAAAATAAAATAATATTTATTAAGGCCATGCTCCCCACTGAAAGCATGGCCTATTGTATTAAATATTTATACCTTTGATAATTTTTACTTTATTAAAGCATGTTATATATTTTCTCTCATTTCTATCATTTCAATTCTAGATAATGCTTTTTGGTAATTCCTGCGTTGTAATGCAGCTTCAAGGACTAAAGCCTCTTCATAACGGATACCATAACGTGAGCCTGCAGGAGTGACCAGAATATCTTCATATTCTGGATCTGCCTCTTCTTCATACTCTTCTTCGACTTCTTGAAACTCTGTCTCGATGTACTCCTCTTCTACATCTTCAACTACAGGGACGCTCACGAATGGATTTTGCGCAAAAGGTGAACCATCTTCATTAAGAACAGGTATCATTTCCATTTTTGGAGTCTGATACTCTTCATTCACTACTCGTTTAATCCGTGTTCCGTCTTCCAGTACCTCATCCTTTAATACCTGACGACTCTCAGTAACCATCACTGGTTTGCTTACAATTCGAGTTTTAGTAACCTGCACTGGAACTGTTGTTATGCGAGTTTTAGTAACCATTACACCTTCGTTTGTCTGAACCTTAGTATATTGATCATCCCACTCGTCAAAGCAAAAGAATCCAAATCGGTGCGCATCAAGTCCATGACGCTCAAACGCCTCTTTCGCACGCTGAGCGATCACACCAAAATGCCAGCGCGCCCCGTCCTCACCTTTTTCTTCCACCCTGTCGAGATACTGGAACTGCACAAAATCTACCTCCGACCAGGCATCCAGAATCGCATCAGCAAAAGATGGTTGCATCAATCGTTCGTCTGATGTGACAACAAAATCAAGCACCCCACGGGCGAGGATCGGAGGGTTTTTCGTTTTGTGATTCTCATCTGACGTTACGGTGAAGGCTGTCTGTGTGGCCCCGCCAGCCCAAGCAAGAGCAGCCGTGCCGCAATTAATGGCATTTGTGGTGGTTGGCGTGAGCGCCTTATTTACTGTAACAGTGCCAGTGCCAAGTGCCTCCAGCGCAATTGAACAATTGCTGATACCTTCGGCACTGATCCTGATGCGAGGATCCGTGATGCTTGCAGTACGCAGGCGAACTGCTCCAGTATCACCGTCTGCATAGGACAGGCGAAAGGCCCTCAGCCCATTTCCTTCTAAATCAAAGCTTCGGTCCCTAAATACAGCTCCCATACGCACAGCATTGTTGGACACGCGAGATTGTAAGTAGCTAAGGCTATTGCCCGCCCCGTCCTCCCAACCTATCCGGTGGGTATTTCGCATAACAATGGCTTTCTGGTATACATCTGTTAAGCCAGACTCAGTGAAGGTTCTCAAAGATCCGATAGGATATGCAATGCCTGCTCCCCACTTAGATCCATTGGAACTAATGGCTAACGCCTGTGTGCAATCCTCAGTTGTGCCATTGATTGTCGGGTCTGCACCTGCAACCAAAGATATACCAGTGGTCTTACCACGGTTATCTGCGCTATGCATGTCTACGTAGGTGCCGTGGTTAACTATCGCCATCTCAGCACACCAGGTAGTGCCCTTTGCATTGGGGTAACGTTTTGCATCTAAGTATAACGCCCAAACGTTATTGGTTACACCTGATTCATTATCGTTAACTCCCACTCCAACCACGCCAATAGCGGCACCACCAGTAGGCATTTCTTTATTATGTGCCGCTCCAGCCATACCAATGGCCCCAGTTGAAGAATAGGACGCAAAGGTGGCGTTTTTCTCGACCCATCCCAGATTTGGCTGAAGTGTCCCATTGGGGGCTACATAATCTTTCTTCCCCAGCCAGGTACTTTGATCTACAGGCGCATCCTTTGCACCTGAATAATCAAAGGCGGCGTCCCCAACAAATAAACGCGGATACCTGGAGGAGTTAACTGGTGTTCCAGGCTCAGACCAAACAGGACGCCGCTTAAGCATCACGCCGCCAGTGCCTAAAAACTCGGCTTCACTGTCTACAATAAAATTACCTCTATGGAAGGAATTTAATAGATATTTCCCGGCAGGGACATAAACATCTCCAGCAAACAAGGCCGCAACTGCAAATGAACTGTCCGAGTTATTAGCGCCTGTTGAATCTGCTCCTCCAGCAAATCCACTCCAAGTAACAGGCTTTGCTAATCCTCCGACAAATCCAGCTCCACCAGGACCCTCCAGTTCAGATCGCAGTTGATCAGGGTCATACTTCAGCACATTAGGAAAATAGAACTGCTGCGCACCATATGCATCATATACAGCCATAGAATGGCCTTGCACGGTTACGAATTTGGCAATCTGTCCGTTATATACTGGATACCCTGCGGCATTGATGACGATCGGCTGTGCAACAGGAACGTGAGAACCATCTTCGTTCTCAACATAGACCTGAATCTGGTTATCAGGATTTACCGGGTCAGTGTCAATTTTACCGATATAAATTTTGCCATTAGCCACGGCTTTAAAAGAACGAGCCATAGTGAAGAGTTGCGAAGGCATACTCACTACAACATTGGCATTTATCGAATCTGTCATTTAATTTGCTCCAGATACAAGGAATCGCCGCAGCATGGCTACGGTGAATTTTTTTGTGATAAAACAACTTTTTAGGAAGTTATTTTGTTCGCTTTTTGCACTACACTTTTTGTGTAGTGCTCTCCTTCAAGCTCATTACCTAAGCGTGGACACGGTGAATTTTGGGCATAAAAAAACCCAGCCGAAGCTGGGTCGTTGCGTTGGTTATCTGTCAGTAGTTATGTGCTGGCTGAAGGATTTGTACAAAAAACCCACCTGAAGGTGGGTTTCATAATTAGATTTCTGGTTTCATTCTTCCGAAAACCTTTTCTATTCCTTTTTCGTATTCTTCTCTTGTCTCACTCATCGCTGCGACACCAAGAAGCTTACCGATATGCTGACGCAAAGCCTTGACACCAATTTCAGAAAGGAACAGATGCAACTTATCAGATTGTTTTCCGTTCTCGTCTCGGCTGGCTCGAATCTGTTCAAGGATTTTACCTTTACTCTTTGCTAGCGGGGTGTATATCTGCATGTTGGTTAGCTGCCCAAAACGAATAGGCCGTCCTTTCTCTGGCCTATTCAGGCCGTACAGTCGATACCACTCCTCGTATAGCTCATCTGGAAATTCCTTTTCATATTGACGAGCCTCTTCACGAACAAACGCTTTGAACTCGTCAATGACAGCCTGAACTTCTGGACGATAACCAGCAAGCGCATACGCAACCCCCTTAATTCCCGCCTTAGCGGAGGCATTAATAAGTCTCTGTGCTGCGGCGGCTGCCTTTAACCGTGATTGTGGTAGATCGTCATTATCTTTGGCTTCTATTAGTGCCCTACCAATATCAACAATTGCTGTAATGTCATAACCTAACGCTTGATGAACGGTTTTAGACTTCGAAGTAAGTTGAAATTTATAGGGATTTTCCATTTTTCGCTGCAATTCTAGATCTCGGTATTTGCTCATATACTGAGCGCCAAGCAGTTGATCTAAATCCCTGGCATGTTCACCAATCCCTAGCAACTGAGATAATCCAGTTTTCGTAACAACGACAGTTTTCGACTCGTCATCCAGTACATAACATTCAGCATCAATGCCAAAATCATCTAAAAAGTTACCACGATGAGTTGCCCTGAGAATCTTACTTTTCCATCTTGCAGCAGCTGCTTTCTTTGCTATTTCAGAACGCTGCTCTTTAGTCAGCGACTTTGCGCGAGCGATCCCGCCCTTAGCTTTCCCTTCGCCACTTTTCTTTTCAGTCATAATGCAAGCACCTTTGTTGTGATGTATGCTTGCATTATATGCACTGTACACACATACAAGCAAGCATAAAACAAAAACAAAATGCTTGCATTACAACCGCGCTACTCCAACTACACATTATCATCTGGTATCCTGCTCAAAACTAAGGAGGTTGGTGTGTATACAACAGTTATCGTGATAGCTATCGCACTCATTGTGGTTCAGTACCAACTGGCATCTTTAAAACAAAAGATATCTGACCTCAAGACTGAGAACGAAGCACTTAAAAACTCAATAAAAGATGAGAAGAACAAACTATCATTCACCATATCTGATGTTGAGCAATCCATTGAAATTATTGAGAATAATATTAACAGGCTAAAAAAAGAAGATATTCATGAAATCAATGACAATATCAAGGATTTGAAATCTTGGCTTAGGAATGTAGGACAAATCGCCACATCAACACGAGATAAGCTCAATCCATCCATGGATGATTAATTACTCCTGTGCCATTCCGCTTAGCGACGCTACAATGCCAGCCCTCGCTAAGCGATTGAACTCTTCGTTTCCAACTGCATCACGTATTGCTTTTATGGCGACTTTATTTGCCATAAATCTGCGTTCCGCCGCCGCTAATGCTTCTTTGCTTCCACCTGCTCTTACTGCTTTGGTGGCTTCCTGAACAGCTTTCTCTATCGCATATCGACCACTACGTGTGGTGGCAATTTTAGATACAGCGCCTTTTAACCCGGCGCCAACTAAAGCACCCGCGGCAGCGCCTGCAATGCCCCCTCCAGCGCCACCAACAATGGCACCTGATGTTGAGTTGGCAATTGCATTTAACACTGTTGATGTGACGTTGGATACCCACCAATTGTTTCACCGGCTTGCGCGTAAGGGTCTGTCGGTCGATCGACTGGACGATAGACATCATCCAAAACCTTGGGTCCACCAAGCCCCTGACTGATTGCATTAATCAGACTTGCGCCGCCCTGCAATACGTCAAATGGTATGTTTACCAGACCACGACCAGCCTGTTCTGCAATTTGCCCTGCACTTTGACCACCTGTGAGCCAATCATCAGCTTGTTGCATCAATGATGGTTCTTCTTTCTGCTGCTGAGGCGGAGGGTATGCTGCATAAAACTGATCTCTTGCTTCAGCCCATTTGTCACCAGCCTTAGGGGCAACAACCTCATCAAAATATTGCGCTTGAGCCTGTGCTTTCTGTTCTTCAGTTAACGCCTGATACTGTGGAGAAGCGATAACATCTTTCCATGCTTTAGCCATTAATCACCCCATAAAGACGAGAAACCGGACTTATTGCTGTCGCTTCCTGATTTTCGCTCACTAACATATGTGTCATAACCTGATGAACTATATCCCATTGATTCAGCCTCCCTTGCTGCAACCTTTTGAAATACAGAATATTGCGATCGGATTTCAGATAACTGTTTTCTGACGACCTCTTCAGGCTGTGTTATATCGAGTTTCGCGATCAGGTTTTCCAGTTTTTGGCCTTCAGCATTGGAGAGGCTACCCATACCTCGCATAGTCTGCACGTTCTGGACAAACGCACCCGACTTTAATTCTTCTATCGCATTACGGTTTGCAAGCCCTTCAGCACTTGTGAAGCCATCTATATTTCTTCCTTCGAAGCGACCGATACCTTCAAGCTCCTTCTTACCAAGCAAAGAATCAATTTTCTCTATCCCTCGCTCACCAGTAATCAACGCATTGTTGTAATTATTGTTGCCATCAAGCCATCTCTTAGCCTGAGACATTCTGGCTGACGTTGCAGCTTTACCGGTTAGAGGATCAATTCCCGTCGCTGCTATCTGTGAGTTAAGAGACAAAACATCCATATCCTGAAGTTGTCCTGCTCTTTCAAGGCCCGCCTGTGACTGCTTAAACACATACTTGTCGTGATTCAGTCTTGCCATTTGAGCCTTATAGGAAAGATCCTGCCCCCTAATAGCCCTCGCATTCGTCATGTCATTATTGCGAATGGTTTCGTTAATTCTTTGCTGCTCCTGCTGGCGACCAACCATCTTATCCTGAACAGCAAACGCCTTTTCTGGCCCAAGTGCACCGAGAGACATAGTAGTCAGCATGTGTGATAGCTGCTCTGGATTCTGGATACCTGTCTGAATCATCCAGTCAGCATTCGCCCCCACGCGATTTAACCTGTCCTTGTTGTCAGTAATGAATTTACTGTAGGCTTCCGGCCCCTGAGAAAGAGCGACGTTAGCCCTCATGGCTAAATCGCCCATATCGTTGCGTTGCTGCTCATTAAGACCGGAAAATGCCTGTTGTGCCTGTGCAACAAACGCTGGATTTTCCTGGGCAAACTTAAATAGTCCCGATGGATCACCAGAAGCCCATGCATCAGCGTGAACCTTATTGAACGCACTAATAGCTTTCTGTTGCTGTTCCTGATTGTAAATATCAGCAACTCCAGCCAGACCACGTAACGCGGTCAGACCAACGTTATTTGCACCTGAGCGAGCCAGTTCATTGTTTTCGCGGATCAGACCAAGCGTTGCGTTAATGTCGCTTGCCTTTGGCGCATTCTCATTTTGCGTACCGATGCCAGCCAGAAAACCACCAGAATTAATACCCTGTTGCCACGTAGCCATGATTACCCCTTAAAACAACGAGCCAAGCAGACCAAGACCAGCACCGATAACGGCATGATGCCGTTTTCTGTATCCGCAAACTGATATCCAAGCTCGATACCTTTCGCCTGCCATGCTGCCATCATGTCTTCGAGGTCATTAATGGCATCTTCAATTGCCTGAGGGTCAGCATCTGTCAACGTGGCATTGGAATACAGCCCGGCTTTTCGTAAAGCCTTTAGAACGAGATCACCCTTCGTTTTCGCCATCTTCTTCCGCCTTAGCCACTTTTTGCTTCGTTGCGGTTTCTTCAGGAGTTTTTACCCAACCTTTTTTCAGGTGAGATTTAACTTCTTCGTCATCAACAATGATGTAATCGACAGCAAACTGACCACAGGTGATCATGTTGCCAGGCTTATAGAGCATTGTTCGTGCCATTGTCTTCTCCCAATAAAAATGGGGCCGAAGCCCCGCCAAAATTACTGCCCGGCAATAACGATGCCCGTATATTCAGGAACAAGTACAGAGCAACCATACAGAGTGGTGAAACGAGCAGTGGTTACGCCTTTGATGTGGTCGAAGGCGTAAGACATGATCAGCGTAGCGCCCTGCTCGGTGGTTGCTGTCATTACCTGTGGACCCTGACCAGTCGGGAACGCCAGTTTGCCGTACATCAGCTCAACAGAACCATCAGCCCAGAACAGGTTAGCCGGTGCGGCATTTTTGTTGAGAATGGTAATTGCTGCACCATTTGCCGCGTTAGCATCAACGTTTGCATATGGTCGGCTGGCGACATCCGCGTTGTCAGGCGGCAGAATTTTCGGGGAGATAGTTACTGTCGTTCCGCTTACTGCCAGAACGCGGAATACCTGCGGCTGCCCGGTGGTGTCTTTGGTGATCTGGTGTACAGAATTCACGCCAGCAATGGTGAACGCATCGCCAACCTGCAACCCAGATGCAGATACCGTAATAGTCCCCTGTCGGTTATCCACTGGCATATCGTTGGCATCTTTCGCTTCAACCTTGTGCGCAGGTTCAGCCGCCAGCGTCAGGGAAGTTGCTGTACCCTTCGGAACACGACCAGAAATATCCGTCTTGTAGCTATCGAAGGACGCAACCGGAGGGATCTGCGCTTTTTCGTATGCTGTCAGGGTTGCGCCCTGAGCATAGGCACGGTGACCAAGCTCGCCAGCAAGGTCTTTGTAGTTGAAGGGGTTCCAGAAAGAGCGGCGGTTGATACCCTGTGGTATCGGCCTTGGCAC